AAGTACCGCAACGATATGCGGTATGACGCGAACGGAGACGGGCAAGTTACGGAAGAAGATTTCCCTGATTGGCGGAGTGCTGGCAAATGAGCTTAATGAACCTTCAAGATAAATGTGGGTGCCATCCAGATGGTGCGTTCGGACCGGGGACGTTGAAATCCGCATGCGCGCACTTCAAGCTGAACAAGAACCGCGCCGCGCACTTCTTCGCTCAGACGGCGCACGAAAGCGGCAACTTCAAGGCGTTCAGTGAGAACCTGAACTACGGCGCGAAGGGTCTGCGCGGCATCTTCGGCAAGTACTTTCCGACGGACGCCATAGCCAAGGCTTACGAGCGCCAGCCGCAGAAGATTGCCAACCGCGTCTACGCCAATCGCATGGGCAATGGCGACGAGGCGTCAGGCGAGGGGTGGAAATACCGGGGCCGGGGCCCGCTCCAGCTCACCGGGAAGAACAACTACCGCGCATTCGGCAAGTACATTGGTCGCGAGCAGGAGATTTTGGACAATCCAGATCTTGTGGCTACCGAACTCGGCTTCGAAAGCGCCCTGTGGTTCTTCGACGCAAACAAGCTGTGGTCCATTTGCGATCAGGGCATCAACGACGCTGCGATCCTCGCACTGACGAAGCGGATCAACGGGGGCACACACGGCCTCGATGACCGCAAACAGAAAACCAAGAAGTATGCTACTTGGCTCTAAGGAGAACGACTATGCTTAATTTGAAGAAACTCATCCAGAAGGAAGCCGAGAAGGCCATCCTCAAGAAGGCTGTAGGCAAAATCCTGCCAATGGACGCGGAAGCAAAGCCTGCCCTCGGCTGGAAAGCCAAGCTTGCGGGCGGGTTAGCGGTCGTTGCGACGGTCGCCGGTCTGCTTTCCCAGTACCTTGCTGGGTAACCAACAAATTCGCCGCGCCAGTCGCGGCGAAGGCTGTTATTCTAACTTAAATCTGTTATAGGGGCGTATTATGGCCACTGCGATGACGTTTACATCTCTAAAGCAGGACGTGCAGCGCTACCTTGAGCGTGGGGATACGCTTGCCTCCGACCCAATCGTCTTCGAGCAGATCCCGCGCCTTATCAACCTCGCCGAGCGTCGCATCGCCCGCGAGCTGAAGATCCAAGGCTTCATCAACGTCGTCACTGCGCAACTATCTGCGGGCAATCCCGTAGTGGATAAGCCCGACAGGTGGCGCGACACCGTGTCGATGTTTATCGGCACCGGCGCAGACAACAACAGCCGCACGGCGTTGTACACGCGCAGCTACGATTATTTGCGCAGCTATTGGCCCGACGCCACCGAAACCGCGCAGCCGATATTCTACAGCGACTATGACTATAATCACTGGCTCGTCGCGCCGACACCCGACGTAGATTACCCAATCGAGATCCTGTACTACCAACTGCCGCCGCTCCTCGACGAGGAGGCGCAGACAAACTGGCTCACCGAAAACGCACCCGAAATCCTTCTGTATGCCACCCTCCTAGAGGCGACGCCATTCCTGAAGAACGACGAGCGCATCCCTGTATGGCAAAATATGTACGACCGTGCGGCTGGCATGTTGAATGGCGAAGACCTCGCCAAGATACTCGACCGCAGCGCCACTCGTAAGGAGGCTTAAAGATGTCTGGCAGTTTCACTCAAGTCTTCGGCGGCACGACGATATACCCCGCAGACGTTTCCTACCTCTCGCTGGCGCTCACCGACGACATCGCGCTTAACTGGCCAGTTGGCGCAGGCGAGGGCGACAGCGTCGTCGCACGCATCATCGACATCACACCGACAGGGCCGTTCACCGTCACGCTTCCTGACGCGACTGCCGTCAGCGTCGGCCAGACAATCCTGTTCAACAACCTCGGCCCCGATACCATCACCATCGACAACGCCGCAGGCAACGCAATTCTGAGCATTGGCGCAGGCGAGCAGTGGCAGGCGTACCTCATCAACAACACCACCGTCGGCGGTGTTTGGCGCACGTTCCGCTACGGCGCTGCCGTGGCGCAGGCCCAAGCCGCCGCTCTCGCCGGTGCCGGTCTGGTCGCAGACGGCTCGGAACTTGCACAGAATTACGAAGTCGTTGACTTCTCCATCACGCCCTACAGCCTCACGGCCCCTGACCGCGCTAAGATCTTTGTCTGGACCGGCGGCCTCGGCACGCTGAACTTGCCGACGGCCGTTGGCGCTGGCGACGGCTGGTTCGTGCAGGTCCGCAACGGCGGCCAAGGCGACTTGACCATCGACCCGTCTGGCACGGAGCTCATCAACGCGGCGTCCACGCTCCGCCTGCAGCCGGGCGACAGCGCCGTGGTCGTCAGCGACGGCATCCAGTGGTACACCATCGGCCTCGGACAGCAGGCCGTCTTCGCCTTTGACTACACGACCATCGCCGTCACCGGCGGCACGTACACGCTCTCTGGATCTGAGCTGAACCGTATCGCGTACAAGTTCAACGGCACGCTGACGTCCAACGCCAACATCGTCGTGCCAGCAACGGTCCAACAGTATTGGGTAAACAACGCCACGACCGGCGCGTTCACACTCGGCATCAAGACCGCCAGCGGCGCGGCCACACTGGTTACTCAGGGCGAGACCGCGATCCTGTACTGCGACGGTACGGACATCATCTCGGCAACTACATCCGCGCCCTTCGCGGGCATCTTACCTGTATTGCAGGGCGGCACCGGCGCGAACAACCCAACCTCGGCGCGCACCAACTTGGGCGCGACGGGCATCGGCGCTGCGCTCTTCACTGCGGCGACTGCCGCGAGTGCGCGCTCAACCATCTCGGCGGCAGCCGCAGGCGCGAACTCCGACATCACGTCGATCACGGGCCTCACGACGGCCTTGACCGTCGCGCAGGGCGGCACAGGCTCCACGACCGCTGGCGGCGCACGCACGAACCTCGGCGCTGCGGCAAGCGGCTCGAACGCAGACATCACTGCGCTCACCAACGCGGCAGGTATCCAGATTGGCGCGCCCACGGCTGGCGCGCAGGGCGCGGGCACCCTCACCGCCACGGGCCTCTTCATCAACGGCGTCGGCGTCGGCACGGGTTCAGGCTCGGTTACCAGCGTCGCGCTGACAGTACCGTCCTTCCTGTCCGTAACTGGCTCGCCAGTCACGACGTCAGGCACGCTTGCCGTGTCGCTGTCGGGCACTGCTCTGCCTGTCGCCAACGGCGGAACGGGTCAAACTACGTACACCGACGGGCAGTTGCTCATCGGTAACAGCACAGGCAACACGCTCACGAAGGCGACCCTGACGGCTGGCTCGGGCATCAGCATCACGAACAGCGCGGGCGGCATCACCATCACGTCTACCGCTGGCGCTGGTACTGTAACGTCGGTGGCCGCATCGGGCGGCACAACCGGCCTATCCTTCACCGGCTCGCCGGTCACAACCTCGGGCACGCTGACACTCGGCGGAACGCTCGCGATAGCGTCTGGGGGCACTGGCGCGACCAGTGCCTCCGGCGCACGCCTCACGCTCGGCGCGGCAGCTGCAGGTGCGAACGCCGACATCACCTCTCTCACGGGCTTGACCACCGCGCTCACTGTCGCGCAGGGCGGCACCGGTGTCGCGACTGCGCCCACAAACGGCCAGCTTCTGATCGGCAACGGCACAGGCTACAACCTCTCGACCCTCAGTGCCGGTTCCGGTATCGTTGTCACGAACAGCGCGGGCGGTATCACCATATCGTCCACAGCTGGCGGCGGCTCCGTAACGTCAGTAGACGTCAGCGGCGGTACGACAGGCCTGACCACTTCCGGCGGACCTGTCACCGGCGCGGGCACCATCACCCTCGCGGGCACACTCGCCATCGCCAACGGCGGTACAGGGTCCACTACTGCGTCTGGTGCACGCTCTGCACTCGACGTCCCCTCGAGCACTGGATCTGGCGCAAGTGGGACGTGGGGCATCAACGTCACAGGAAACGCGGGCACCGCCACGAATGGCGTCGTCACAACGGGCTCGTACGCAGATCCGGCTTGGATAACATCGCTCGCGGGCTCAAAGATTACGGGTAACATAGGCGGCAGCGCCGCCAACGTCACCGGCACGGTCGCTATCGCCAACGGCGGTACTGGCGCGACTACGGCGGCCCTCGCACGCACCGCACTCGATGTGCCGACGCGCACCGGCGGCGACGCCAGCGGGACGTGGGCAATTAACGTCAGCGGTAACGCAGCGACGGCGACGAACGGCGTCGTGACGACTGGCTCCTACTCCAACCCGACGTGGATCACGGCACTCGCTGGCACGAAGATAACTGGCGACATTAGCGGCAACGCAGCCAACGTCACAGGCACTGTGGCCGTCACCAACGGCGGCACCGGCCAGACGACGTACACCAACGGGCAGCTGCTCATCGGGAACAGCACTGGCAATACACTCGCGAAGGCGACGCTTACCGCCGGTTCTGGCATCAGCATCTCCAACGGCGCTGGTTCGATCACTATCTCTGCCACAGGCAGCGCGGGTACTGTCACCAGTGTCAGCGGCTCCGGCGGCACGACTGGGATGACCCTGACCGGCGGTCCTATCACAACGTCCGGCACGCTTACTCTTGGCGGCACGCTTGCAATCGGCAACGGCGGCACCGGCGGAACCACACAAGCCACTGCGCAGTCTGCACTCGGTGTGCCATCCACAACAGGCTCGGGCGCAAGCGGCACGTGGGGCATTAGCATCAGCGGCACCGCCGCGAGCGTGCCCAACGGCGTCGTGACGACGGCCAGCTATTCTGATCCGTCTTTCATCGCGTCGCTGGCGGCCTCTAAGCTTACCGGCACCGTCGCCGTCGTCAACGGCGGCACAGGCTCCAGCACCGCAAGCGGTGCGCAAACCGCGCTCGACGTCCCCTCGCGTGCGGGTTCAGGTGCCAGCGGCACTTGGGGCATCAACATCAGCGGTAACGCGGCGACGGCCACATCGGCGACCAGCGCAACGTCAGCCACGAGCGCGACGTCAGCCACGACTGCCACAACGGCGACCACGGCCAACGCGCTGAACACAAGCAACAACTATCAGGTCAACAGCCTCGGCGTCGGCACCGCTGGTTCGGGCACTACCGGTGAAATCCGTGCGACCAACAACGTCACGGCGTTCTACTCGTCCGATGCGCGCCTGAAAGAGAACGTGCGTCCAATCGAGAACGCCCTCGACATCGTAACTACGGTCGGCGGCAAGACCTTCGACTGGACCGATGCCTACATCGCAGAGCATGGCGGCGAGGACGATTACTTCGTCCGCAAGAGCGACTTCGGCGTCATCGCACAGGACGTGGAGGCAATGTTCCCATTGGCCGTTCGCACCCGCGACGATGGCACACTGGCTGTCGATTACGAGAAACTGGTCGCCGTGGCATTCGCGGCCATCAAAGAGTTAAAGGCAGAACTGGACGAGCTACGGGGAGCTAAATAATGACGCTCAACTCTTCAGGCCCAATCAGCTTGGGTGGCAGCACTGCGGGGCAGTCCATCAACCTTGAGTTGGGTAAATCCGCTACCGCCACGGTTTCACTGAACGATACCGATGTCCGCACACTGGCGGGCGTCGCGTCCGGCGCTATCATCGTGCCGACCAACTTCTACGGCAAGAGCAACGTCCTTGTTGATTTCATCGATTACGGCGTTTTTGCTGCGGGTTTTGGGTATTCCGAGGCAGCGTATGCAATTTTCGGTGCTGGTGCCGCCAACGGCCAAGTATATGAAGCGCTTAACGGCGGCTCCTACATGTACGTACAGCAGTGGTGCACGCCAACCAGCCAAGGTGGAAACTACGAAGTTTACGCTAGTGTGACCTCCGGTTCGGTTGTTGGCACGGTTAACACTTGGATAGCGACATCCGGCAACCCCGCTTGGCTCGTAGATATTTCTGGATCAGGAAACTCCGTGTTTGCTACACTAGCCTTTCAAGTTCGCCGCACCGGCACTGCCACGGTGCTTGATACGTGGACTGTAGACCTTAACGCGGAAGCTCTCTAATGGCTGAACAAATCGTACAGATACGCTCGGCCCCCGGCATCAAGCGCGACGGAACCAAGTTCGAGGGCGACCAGTACGTTGACGGCCAGTGGGTCCGTTTCCAGCGCGGTCTGCCGCGTAAGATCGGCGGCTACCGCTCGATCAACAAGTTCCTGCGCGGCCTGCCGCGCACGCTTGCAGAATATACGCAGGATCTGTTGACCTACGTCCACGCCGGATCGGCCAACCGTCTTGAGCGCTTCTTCATCGACGGCACGTACAACACGAGCGTCATTACCGACCGCACCCCCTCGTCGGGCTTCACCCCAGACGCAGGGAACCTTTGGCAGTTCGCCACGGCGTATGACACGACGAACGGCAACCAGATCGTCGCACAAGTCGCGCCGAACCTGAACTGCATATGCAACAGCGACGGCGGCGCGCTCTTCGTTGGTGACCTCCTCGGCACGTCGACCCTAACGGAAGTCACCACAGTGCCCGCAAACTTCAACGTCACTGGCGGCGTCGTCACGCTGCCGCCATACACGTTCGCCTTCGGCAACGACGGCTACGCGGCGTGGTCCGTGCCGAACGACCCCGCAGACTTCACTAGCTCTGGCGCAGGCAATGCCTACATCACAGGTCAGAAGATTGTTAAGGCCATGCCACTGCGCGGCGGCCCCGGCAACAGCCCATCGGGCCTGTTCTGGTCGGCGGACAGCCTCATTCGCGGCACGTATGTCGGCGGCACGGCGGTGTTCCAGTTCGACACAATCAGTGCGCAGTCATCCATCCTGTCGTCCGCGTCCGTCATTGAGTATGACGGCATATTCTACTGGATCGGCACCGACCGCTTCCTGACGTTCAACGGCGTCGTGCGCGAAGTCGAAAACAACATGAACATCAACTTCTTCTTCGACAACCTAAACTACGCGCAGCGCCAGAAGGTGTTCGCGTATAAGGTTCCGCGCTTCGGCGAGATCTGGTGGTGCTTCCCGTTCGGCGACAGCATCGAGCCGAACCACGCCGTCATCTACAACGTGCGCGAGAATACGTGGTACGACACCGAGCTGCCCAATGGCGGACGCGGTGCGGGCCTCTTCCCCGCCGTCTTCCGCAAGCCGCTCCTGTCTGGCGTTGAGCCGCAGGAGGCTGCGGCCTTTGGGGCTGGAGTATTTGCGGGCGGCACCGGCTACACTGTCGGCGACACGCTCACCCTCGTTGGGGGTCTGGGCCAAATTAGCACGGAGTTGACGGTCTCAACTGTCGGCGGCAGCGGGGCCATCACCGGCGTTACCATCACCAACGCGGGCCAGTACACGGAGATCCCAGTCAACCCTGTCAGCGTGACTGGCGGCTCTGGTAGCGCGGCCACGTTCGACATGACGTTCGACAATCCGTACAAGTTCTGGGTTCACGAGGTCGGCACCGACGAGATTGACGGCCTGACGCTCAACCCCATACAGTCCTTCTTCGAGACTGCCGACTTGTCCCTGCCTGCCACGTCGCAGATCAACAAGTCGCTGCAGGTTTTGATGCTTGAGCCGGACTTCGTGCAGAGCGGCGACATGACGGTGCAGGTTATGGGCCGCGCCAACGCTCGTGCGCCTGAAGTCAACGGCATAATCATGACATTCGTTGAGAACCCGCAGACGCCGCAGGAGCAGGTCGTCTTCCTGAAGACACAGCGCCGCGAGCTGCGCTTCCGCTTCGAGAGCAACACTCTCGGCGGCGACTATCAGATGGGCCTTGTGCTTGCACACGTCCAGCCCGGCGACGGGACGACACTGGGATGATCGACCCTCGCGGCATGACTTGGCAAGACTGGGCCTCCTCGGTCGTATTGTCCGTCAACGACGCGTGGTCGTTCGGGTCACCGCCCGAAGAGGCCGCGTGGCAAGGCTGGGCTATAGGGCTGTTGCGTGCCTCGCCATTTACGCAGCAAATTATTCCCGATCCATATCAGTTCTCGGATTGGCGTGAGTGGGGAATGCGTGTATATCCGATGCTCGAAGGTACAAGCTCATGAACTACATCCCCGGCTTCAGTAACTACCTGCGGACGTCTGTGCCGCGCTACGCCGTAGGCGGACGTGTGCAATACGGCGAGCCTATGATGTACGACATGGGCGGCTACGGCGACGGTGACACGCGCGGCTACAGCGAGCCGTACCAGTATACCCCACCCCTCGAGCAGTATATGCCTGTCGAGCAGCCTATGATGTACGACATGGGCAACTATGGCGAGCTGCCGTACGACACAGGCGGCGGCATGCTGCTTCCGCCCGCCGAGCCGCAGTACGAGCCTGCCGTGGAGCCGATGACGCAAGAGGCCGCGCCTGCCGAGGTGCCATTCGACCCTAGCACGTTTGACTTTAGTGGCTTGGCTGGCTTGGACTTGAGCGGGTTAAACTTCGCCTCGAACTTCGGTGGCGGCCCGATGGGCGGCATATATCAACCCGACCCTAATCTTCAGTATATCGGCGCGCCGTTATCTAACAAAGGCAACCCCACGTCGCAGACGGGTGGCAACACCTTCGCGGTGCGGGCTGATCAGCCGGTGCGCCTTGTGGACCATCGCACCAACCAGATCGTGTTCGAAGGCACCGGCTTCGACGCCGCGCGCAAGGCAACTGAATTGGGTCAGGGCTTGACGAACCAGTTTGGTCGCAAGGCGAACTACAGCATCCAGACCGCAGATCCGACTGGCAACTATTCGACCGTCGCGTACGAGAAGAAGAACAAGAGCACACTGGGTAAAATCGGTGATGTCGTCGGCACAGTTGCACCATTGGCGTTAGGTTTCGTACCGGGCTTCGGACAGCTTGGCCTTCTTGCAAAAATGGGAGCCGCCGCTGGCGCGGGTGGTTTGGGCGCTGCGCTGAAGGGCGACAACATTCTCAAAGGTGCACTACTCGGTGGCGCTACCGCAGGTATAGTAAGCGGCACAGGGCTTGATAAAGCACTTGGCAGCGCATTAGGCGGCCTTAGCAAAGGTGCCGCGCAAGGCGTAACACAGGGTGCAGCGCAAGCTGGCGGCCAAGCTGCGGGCCAAGCTGCGGGCGACATCGTCGTCACTGGCCTTTCCAAGGGACTGCAAGCCGCAGGCGGCGCACTCGGCCAAGCGGCGCTGTCGCAAGCAGGTAAAGCCGGATTGAGCGAAATCACTGGCTACAAGACGCCAGCCGAGCAGTTCGCGCAACAGCCACCGCCCGAGGCGCTCCAACCTCCAGTCGATATGTACGCCGGTATCGACCCTATCGACGTGCTTGCAACCAGAGCCGCTGCGCCAAACTACGGCGGAGCGCTGGCCAACGCCTTCGCCCCCATAGCCACGGAATTCCTACCAAAGAGCGTACTGCCAGAAGCGCTACCGTCGGAGCCTACGCCGGTAAGCGAACCCACGCCCGTAGACGACACTATTGTTGTCAGCGCAGACAGGCTTGCCTCTGGGTCTGGCTCACCCTTTGCCGCGTCGTTCCCTGTGCCTGTTGGCGCGATGCTTGCGGGCACGTTAAACACCGCGCAACCCACGCCAACGGAACAGCCCAAAACAGCGGAAGACATCGAAGCGGCAAAGAACCCTATGGTCGTCACTGGAGCCGGACTGGAAACTCTCACCCCAGACGAACTGCTCGCCGCTTTGGGTGGCGCTGGGGCCCTTGCAGCCGCTACGGCAGGCGGCGGTGCTGGCGCAAGCTCAACCGTTGCCGACCAAGCCGTAGACGATATTGTCGTCAAGGGCAGACTTCCTACGACGACCCCGCCGGTGATAGCGGGTATTGAAACCGCGATGCCTGCGATAACAGCGGGCGCGCTCAATGCAACGCAGACGGCAGGCACGCCAAACAATAAGCTCACTGCGAAAGACATCGCCGACTACCTGCGCCTCGCCAGTCTTGGCGTCAGCACCGTCGGCGGTCTCCTCGGCGGCGACAAGGGCGGCGGCTCTACCGGCACCATACCTGCAGGCATGGGCGGCCTTAGCTCGCTCTTCAGCAAGCAACTGCCCGCATCGACCCTGCAGGGCGGCGTCGGCGGCGGTGCGCTCCCTGCGTCCACACTCGCAAGCCAAGGCATGCGCAGCCCGCAAGACTACTACCGCTACGGCTACGGCCCAGAGCAGAGCTTCTTCGATTACGCCACACAAGGCGCGCCGAACACCAGCCGCGCGTACACCGGCTATGAAGGCTCAACGGCCGAGGACGCATTTGCGCCGCAGCCAATGCGCGTAGCCACGCCGCCGGTTGCATTGCCGCAGCCGATCACGACGCCAATACCGGACGAGCCTAGAGGCCCGTCGATGTACGCCCCTGAAGTCGACGACATGCGCTTTGCGCGTGGCGGCTTTGCCGTCGAGGGTGCCGGTGACGGTCGCGACGACAAGATCCCCGCGCTCCTGTCCGACGGCGAGTACGTCATCGACGCGGAGACTGTGGCCCTCCTCGGCAACGGATCGAACAAGGCAGGCGCGAAGCTGCTCGACAGCTTCCGCGTAAAAGTCCGCAAGCAGAAGGGCAAGAAGCTCGCTCGCGGCAAATTCAGTGATAACGCAAAGAGGCCAGAGCATTACTTGGCCGGAGGAAAAGCATAATGGCGCTTACCGACTTTCTCAATAACGGGCAGCTGCCCACGGGCTCGACGTTTAAGTCGCTCACCAGCGAGACTGTGCTTCCCGACTGGTACACGAACTACGCCATGCAGTTGCTGTCCAATCAGCAGGCGCTCGCCGCGCAGCCATTGCCGACGTACCAAGGCCCTCGCGTAGCCGAGTTCTCGCCAACGATGCAGCAAGGCTTCGGCATGACCGGCCAAGCGGCCACAGCCTACCAGCCCGCGCTGAACGCCGCGACGCAGGCCACGCAGGGCGCGATCAACGCGCCGGGCGGCCTTAACGTAGCGCAGCCGTACCTCGGCGCGGCAGGCCAGACCAGCGTCGCCAACATCAACCAGTACATGAACCCGTACAATGAGGCTGTCGTCAACCGCATCGGCGAGTTGGGCACACGCAACCTTACCGAGAACATCATGCCGCAGATCGAGGGCCGCTACATCCAAGCGGGCCAGCTCGGCTTCGGTGGCCGCAACGGCAGCGGCACTCCATCGGGGATGCTGACCGACACCGCACGTGCCGTTCGCGACACCAGCGCCGACATCCTCGGCAAGCAGACCGAGGCGCTCCAATCAGGATACACGCAGGCTGCAGGGCTCGCAGGCACAGACCTGTCGCGCCAAGCGGCACTCGCCTCGACGGCAGGCACCCTCGGCGGGCAGGATCTGTCACGTCAGCTTGCTGGCGCAGGACAGCTTGGCGAACTTGGCGCGCAGGCGCAGAACCTCGGCCTCACCGGCGCGGGTGCACTGCAGCAAGTCGGCGCGACACAGCAGGGTCAGGCGCAGAAGAACCTCGACGTCGCATACAGCGACTTCCTGCGTCAGCAGGGCTATCCGCAAGAGCAGATCAATGCTATGCTGCAGACGTTCGGTGGCGTCGCTGGCGGCGTACCAAAGGCAAGCAAGGAAGAAGGCATCGTGCCACTCGGCTACCAAGAGAAGCTACCACCAAGCACAGCCGAGACAGTCGGCGGCGCGCTGGCGGCTCTTGGCGGCATATTGGGTAACGCGCAGTCTGGCTCAGCGCTCAGCAAGCTGTTGGGAGTTTAATGATGTACGAGGACGACACGGAAGCCGACGACCGAGCACAGTCAATGGCCGACTTGGCTGCTAAAGGCGACATCGACTTCGCGCAACTTGGCGACCAAGCGAAGCTGCCGGGCCTCTTGCAGTCACTGTACGGGCAGCAAATGCGCGCACTGGCCCAGCAAGAAGATAGCGCCAAGAAGCGTTTTGAGGCTGGTGAGGCTCGCATCAAAGAGCGCAACCAAGGCCCGACGCAGTCCGAGCAGCTCTTCATGCTGTCCAAGGCGCTTCTGGCCCCGAGGGACTATCGCGGTTTTGCAGGCACTGTAGGCAAGATCTCCGGCGCTTTCAGCGACATATCCGAGGCCGAGCGCAAGGCCCGCGAGCAGCGCGACGCGCAACTGGCTGCGCTACAGGACCAATACATGGAGACAACTGGCGGCTACGGCGTCAAGCGTGCGCAGACTGCGGCGGACCTCGTGAAGACGGCAGCGCCGATGTTTAAGAAAAGCACTAAAGCGCCGTTCAGATACGACCTCGACGCAAAGGGGGCCGTCCGTGAAATACCGAACGAAGTGCACCGCCCGAAGAATAGGGCCGAGTACGAGGCGATCCCCCTTGGTGAGTATTACGTAGTGCCTTCCGGCCCAGATGCCGGTAAAGTTATCCCGAAACAATAAGGGCGCAGGAGATTAAAATGGCAGATTTTTGGTCAAAAGACCTCAAAGCGGCTAAGGCCGCCGAGAGCAGCAGCCCTGAAGGGATCAAGACGTCGCAGGAAGGCATCAAGCGCGACCTCGACATTCAAACGGAAGCCGCGAAGGCTCCGTATGCCGGACCGCAGGCGGAAGAAACGCTACTCGGGGACAAGCTCGATCGCATTCAGAAGGCAAAAACATACGGGCGTGATTTGCGCAAAGCATTCAACGACGATACTTCGGTGAAAGATTACCGCAAGGCTATGGAGTTTTATACTACGGCCTTGAGCACCCCCGCCAACAAAGCTGGCGATGGTGATTTAACCGTACTCGCAATTAAGGTCCAAGATCCTACTGGCGCTGTTATGGAGAATGACATAGGGCGCTACAAAGAAATCCAGCAAGCCACTGACCGTTTTCTACAGCCGTTCCGCAACGAAATTGCGAGAACCGGCTCACTCTCCCCTGCGGCCCGCAGGGACATTAGGCAGTTTATCCTAAACCGCGTACTTGTGCAGCGCGATGCCTACGAAGATGTGCGTAGATCGTTTGCCGCTGATATTAACGACTTTAACACGCAGACGAGCGAGCTTGGCGTCAACCCCCTAGACTTGAATACCATACTCGGCACGCACCCCGCAGCATTGCACCGGGACAAAATCCTTGCGTACGACGCCAAGCAGAAGGCTGCCGATAAAGTCGCCGAGCGCAGCGGTCTTATGTCTACGCCAGACGGCATGCGGATTGCTGGCGAAGACGTCAAAGGTTTCCGCTTTTCGCCAGAGACAGAAAGCAGCATCAACGCGTACACAAAGTCTGAAGACGCCACGGCTGAAGGCTACGCCAAGATGCTCGCCGACGCGGCAGTCAAAGAAGGCTTCATTGACGAGGGGCAGCGCGGCAACTACGAAGCGCAGACCGCCATTGACAGCGCAGAAGCGTTTAAGGTTCCGCCTGCGCAGCGCGGCGGCATAGACTATAAGGCGATTGACGAGGCGGCCAGTAAGGACGCCGGTCTACTTGAAACTGTCGCCCAGCAAGCACGCAACTTGCCTGAAAGCGCCGCGCAGTTGGTTACTGGTCTTGGCGGGATGATTGCCAACCCCGTCGAAACATTTAACACAACCACGGATTTGGTGGGCGCGCTCTTGCAGGGCGACGCTGACGATCCTACGTTGAAAGCCGCCGCTACGATGTTGGAAGAACAGTACGGCGGCGCGGACAACATAAAGCGTTACATGATTAAGGATCCGCTTGCGTTCCTCGGCGATGCCAGCCTGCTTTTGGGCGGCTCAGGCTTCGTCTTAAAGGCTGGCGGTCTGACGAAGGTGGGCGAAGCTGTGTCTAAGGCCGGTCGGGTCATCGACCCGCTGTCAGCCGCAGGTGCGCTGGTCACCGACGTCCCTGCTGCGGCGTACCAGAAGGCTAAGGAAGTTGCGCCTAACGTGGTTACCGGAGTAGAACGCCTGCCGGGCGAAGTTGCCGGTTTCTTGCCCGGTGTCGGCGGAGCATCCGTAGACGCCGCTGCATCCGCAGGCTTTGCTCGTGGCCGCGCAGGTGCGCCGACAGAAGCCAGTGAAGCGTTCACGGATGCAATGCGCAACCCAGAACGGACGGCTGAAGACGTGGTCGCCTCTGCACAAGGTATCGTTGCTAAAATGCGCGAACAAGCATCGCAGAGATACACCGATGCAATGCAGAAGTTCGGACGGACACCAACTCCGCTCGGCATCGACAAAATCGAGCAGCGCATGCAGCAGCTAAAGCCGAAGTCGTACGACACGTGGTCTTCCCGCAAGGGTGAGCGCCCGTCCGACCACATCGCGTGGGAAAAGATGAATGCGTTTGTGAACGAGTATGCGCAGAAGGCTGCCGCCGATCCAAGCCTGTTGTTGCCGCTCTCGATGGACCAATTCAAGCGCGACGTGTACGACATCGGCTCTAAGATAAATGGCGCGGTTGACAGTAAGGCTGCGGGTATCGCCAAGCAGACGTACAACGCCGTGCGCCAAGAACTGGTGAGACACGACCCCGTCTATGCCGACATCATGCGCGACTATGAAAAAGGCGTGAATGAAGCACAGCAGCTAGAGAAGTCGTTCAGCCTCGGTTCCGCAGCCAGCGTTGATACATCCGCTCGGAAACTCCAAAGTATCTTCCGCAACAACGTAAACACAGGGTTCGGCGCGCGCACTGCGCAGGCCGAGCGCATGTTTGAGATGGACCCATCGGGCGTATTGGAAAAAACGCTTGCTGGCCAAACAGTGAGCGCCTTCCCCCCTCGCGGCATAAGCAAAGTCAGCCCAGCTTTGGGCAACGCGACGTTGCTTGCCGCGCCGCTTTTCTCACCGCGTGCGGTGGGTGAGATGGCGTACGGCGCAGGCCGCGTTGCGGGCACAGGCGCGCGTGCGTTTGACACCATTGCCGGTTCGAAGGTGGGCCAAGGTCTCGGTGACTTCGGCACTGGACTGGCCGAGCTTTACCAGAAGTACCCCGAATTGTTTCTGGCAGGGACGCAGGTAGGCACCATGCTCGACAAGATTGACGCGCAGGCGCTGGAAGACAAGTACGTCGGTGCTCCTGTGGTGCCAGCGGGCGACGTGGCAGCCGAGGAGCAAATTACTGTCACCGGAACTCGGAACCCAGTACAGGACGTAGCTGCCCTCGAAAATAATTACGGAACACCGCAGGCCGCTGTTGCCCCAGTTGCCGAGGTCAAAGAAGGTGCCACGATGTTCGGAGACAAGGCCGTTGAGTACGACCCTGAGACGGACACGTTCGTCGAACTGGCAACGGGCCGCCGCGTCAAAGATCTCACGGATCTCGCGATGCCGGTGCAGGGCATGTATCGCGGCGGCACCGTGCAGGCGTTCAAGAACGGCGGCCAGCCAAAGGCCGGATACGACTACGCCAACGCGGCTCGCACGTTCGGGCAGGGCCTGACCTTCGGCTTCGGCGACGAGATCGAGGCGCGCTTGCGCACACTCGCGGCCAAAGACCCAAACGCCTACCGTAACGAAGTCAATCGCATCCGCATGCTGCAGGAGCGTTACGGCGAAGCCAACCCCAAGACGGCTATGGCGCTTGAGGCCGCAGGCATGATCGGTGGATCGTTAGCCGCGCCAAGTCTCGGCGGCGCGCGGGCACTTGCCAGCGCACCACGTGCGGCGCGTTTCCTTGCCGGTGCGGCCGACGAACCCCGCACTATCCGTGAGGAGGCTCCTATCAATGCGGCGTTCTACGGCGGCATGTCAGGCGCGGGTGCCGCTGGTCGGCGGCTCGCAAACACTAAGGCAGGGCTGGCTGTACGTAAGGCCGCCGCTAAACCCCTCGCAGCACTAAGGCGGTAATCATGGCGAAGAAGAGCTTAAAGCGACTGGCAGTGGAAGAGGCGCTGAAGCTCGCCTCGGATTACATCCCCGATGCGATCGAGAAGCCGTTGCGTCGTGCCGTTGGCGCGACGGATCTCGCCGCTAAGCCTGCCGCGAAGAAGGCAGCGAAGAAACCACTGGCGGCAAAGGCCGAGCCGACGCGTGCTTACACGCCGCAGGAGCTCGCTGTGTACGAGCGGTTCGGCTCCAAACAAAAGCAAGAAGCCAAGCGCCGCACCAAAGTGGCCAAGGTCGCCAAGGCAGACGCGCCGCAAAGCCAAAAACAGATCAGCGGCAAACGCGGCCGCGTTGAGCCTACAATTTACCGCCAAATGGAAGCGGAACAAGGGCCCGAGGCCGTGCTCCGCGCCGGTAACGCCGGTGAGCATTTGAAGCGCACCGAAAGCGGCTACATCGGCTTCCCTCGCACCGTCAGCGGCCCCGCAGACTTACGTGTAATGCGCGGCGATTTGGACGCCAATGTGCAACAGGCATCGGACGCCATCGCACTCGCAGATCCCGAGAACCTCGGAAACTGGTACGACCGCGCACGCGCCGGTATGGCCGTCAGCAACGAGCCGTACCAGTTGGACCGCTCGTTGGAGCAGCACGGCGTGTACAGCGCTGGCGTGTCGCCAGAAAGCGAACTCGGTTTTGTGCTTAAGCACCTCAATTCCCGCGCCCTCGGCGAGCCAGCTATGGCGTACCGTGGCGCAGGCGAGCGCACCCTCGACAATGCCGTTGCCGAAAACCGCTTTGCGGTACTTGGCGACAAAACTGGCGAGTACAAAAACAAGCAAGATCCCCGCCTGACGCCTGAAGCCTCCGGCAAGAAGTTGTTCGGTGTTAACGACTTCCGTTGGGCGCAGGGCATGGGCTACACCGACCCAAGCGGCGAGCCTTGGAAGGCGGCCGTTAGCGGCACGATGCACCCTGTCATGGACATGGAGACCGGCCTGATGACCCAGCGCGCAAATCAGCGCGCTATGGGCGGCCTGACCGACTGGCGCGGCGAGCAGATGCAAGAAATTCCTTGGGTCTACGGCAAGGCGCAGGATCTCTACTCTCGCGGAAGCAGCCCGACAGGGCGCTTCGGCGGGGAGCCTATCGAAGGTATGACGGCCGCCATTCGCGAGGCCAACATGACCCCTGCGGATTATTTCCCCAAGCATGCCCTTAGCGAAACGTACGAGATGACGCCGGGTGCGTCCACCGGCCACATGTCCGACGTCCTCGGCATGACACCCGAAGAGAAAATAGCGTACGGCAGCCAAGGCTCGTGGTCGCAGCCCGCGCCCGAACGCGCCGCAATGGACCTCGGCATGATGGGCGATATGCCCGCAAGTGTCGGCGAGGGCGACCGCGATCTGATATACTCCGCCCTTGGCCTGCGCCAACTGCCGACCGTACAAAGTTCCGGCGCGTACCAAAACATGCAAGGTGACTTCGAGTTCAACCCGCTGTCCATCGCAAGGCCGCTTATGGATTACCCCACCGGCGGTGGTGGCGGGCGCATATCGCCCTTGAGCGAAGGCGCGATGTCCGTGGCCGCACGCTTCCGTGGCGTGAACGACGCGCAAGAAGCAGCTGCGGCAAACCTGCCGAACACTCGGCGGTCATTGCCCGGCAAGAACGCCATCTTGATGGACACAGTTGCAGGCACTGATAGAAGGTCTAGGCGACAACGCATCGAAGTACGGCGTCACGGCCACAAACCGTGGGGCGTACGTGTTCCCGTACAATCCTGCGGAAAGCCCGTCGTCCTTGCGCGACCTCGACTTGGCGCGCCTCGAAGCTGCGTTCCCAAGCAAAGCCACGCCCGCTGGCGGCACGGCCCTGTACACGCCTGCCATCGGTAAATGGGGTGACGAGGGTATCGAACCGACCGCGCCTTACTCCGGCGAGGCCACACGCGGCCTGCTTGAGGAGTTCGCGCAGAACCCGCCGTCCGTTGCGATGGACATCAGCGAAAGCGAAGGCATCCGCAACGCCCTGCGCGAGAAGTACATGCGCGACCTTAACCGTAAGAACGATATGGGCGCGTCGTACCGTGGCGACATCCAAAACACGCGTCGGTTCTTCGCCGAGGCCGACTGGCCTAAAGCGGTCGAAATGATGCGCAATGGCGTGCCATTCGCGGCGGCCCTTGCTGCCTTGGGTTATTCCTCGACGGCTATGGCCGAGGAGGGCGATCGGCCGTAAGGCTTGAAGTCCTTCCTCGACCACTGCCGCGCGGCCCCCGCTATCTGCTTCAACTCGGCTGGGGTATACGTCGGCTCAAAGTTTGCGCCTTGCTCCCGCTCTTGCTGGGCCCATCGCTGGTATCTCGATAT